TCGGGCGGGTACACGATTTACACCAAGGGCGGCTCGATCGCGCTGCCCGACCTCGCCGCCTGGTATCTGGCCAACCCCGCCGAGGTGTACGCCGCGCTCGACGTGATCTACGACCCCGAGACCAGCATGGCCAACGCGCTGGCCATGCGCGAGCTGGGGGTCGAGGTGAGCCCCGCCGTGCACGCCGGAACCGACCCCGCCGAGGTCGACCGGATCGCCGATCACGGGTTCGCCGCCATGGCGCTCGGCGGGCTGGTCAACAAGCACAATTCCAAGCCCGACGTTGACGGCTGGATGCACGCCTGCCTCGACCGCGCCGACGCCCGGGGGCTGCGCGTGCACGGGTTCGGCCTCTCGCCCTCCAACCCCCGGCGCCTGCCGCTGATGATGCGATTCAGCTCGGTCGACTCCTCGACCTGGCTGGCGGCCCGCTATGGCCGCGACACACGGCTCTGGGACGGCCGGACTTACGTGTCGTACAACATGAACCGGGACCGGCTCGTCATGGCCGCCATGATGCGCAGGTGGCCGGGGGACTGGACCCCAGCGCTCACCCGCAAGCGCGGGGGCGGCAACAGCGCGGCGTCCCTGCGGCAGCTCCAGATCGCGGGGGCCGCGTCTATGCTGGCATTCGGCGACTGGCTGATGGCGCGGGGCGGGCCGCGCGTCTACCTCGCCAGCTACCTGTCAAACCTCGGCGCGGCCGATGATCCCGAGGTGCTCGACCTGTACCGCGCCATCCGACCCGTGAGGGAGACCGCATGACGACCACCGAGAGCCCGCTGCCCGAGGTCGGCGACCCGCTCGCGCCCAAGCTGCTCGACCTGCCCGGAATCGAGGCCGCCACCCGCGACCTGCTGCGCGCCCTCGGGCAGGACGCCAAGACCGAGGTCATGGCGCGGACCCCGGCCCGCGTGGCGCAGATGTGGGCCGAGGTGGTCAACCCCGCCGCCATCGATATCGAGATCCCGTGGCGGCTGTTCCCCAACGTCGGATACGACGACCTGATCATCGTGACCGACGCGCATTACGTCTCCTACTGCGAGCACCACCTCGCGCCCGCGTTCGGCGTGGCCCACTTCGCCTACGTCCCCGACCTGTGGCTGACCGGGTACTCGAAGGTCAAGAAGGCGCTCAACTACCTCGCCCGCCAGCCCGCCCTCAACGAGCGGCTGCTGGTCGAGGCCCTCGACGTACTCGAGTCCGTGATCCAGCCCAGGGGCGTGGCGCTCCAGCTCCGGTCGGTCCACTCGTGCCTCGCCCTCAAGGCCAGCGCGCCCGCCCAAGAGGTGGTCACCGTGCAGGGGTTCCGGGGCTGCCTGCGCACCGACCCCTACCGCCGTGAGTTCATGGAGGCCGCGTGCCAGCGCCCGCCCGTGTTCGGGGCATAGCACCAGCGGGGGACACCGACGAGGCCGCGCTGCGGCTGTACCAAGGTCTGTACGGCTGCACCATGCACCCGGCCGGGCTGCTGCACTCCATCGCCGCCATCGTCAACGCCGAGGCCGATGGGCGGTTCAGCCTGGCCTACGTGGCGGGCGTGGTCCGGGTGCGGGCAGAGGTGGCCCTCGGCCACGCCGAGCCCGGCCAGGCGTGGCGGTATGAGGCGATGATCGAGCTATGCCAGCGGCTCGCCGTTACGTAGGGGTGATCGGCAAGGGCGACCGCTGCCCCCCCGCCGTGGCCGACCTCGCCCGGCTGGCCGGCCAATCCCTGGCCGCCCTGCACCCGCACGTCGCCATGATCTGCGGCGGCCTCGGCGGGGTGATGAACGCAGCCGCCCACGGCATGACCGAGGGGGGCGGGATCTCCATCGGGCTGATCCCCGAGGTCGGCACGCCCTCGGCGTGGCTGACGTTCGCGGTGCGCACGGGGCTCCCGGCCAACCACCGCAACATCGTGACCGCCTCGGCGTCGGACCTGCTCGTCGTGCTGCCCGGCAGTCACGGCACCCTGATCGAGGGGTGGACCGGGGCCGACCTGCACCTGCCCCTCGTGGCCGTGGGCAACCACGCGGGCTCACCCACGCAGGCGCTGCCGTTCACCACGGGGGCCGACGCTGCCGACCTCGGCCACCTCGTGGCCAAGCTGCTGGGTCTGCGGCCCGGCGTAGGCTGAGCAGGTGCCGACCCGAGCCCCGCACGGGTGCGCGCAGCCCGGCTGCCCGACACCCGCCACCGACCGCGGCCGGTGCCCCGAGCACCAGCTCCCGTCGTGGCACGCAGGCCAGCGCGGGCGGGTGATGCCGCCGGGGTGGAAGGCAACCCGTGCCCGCATCCTGCGGCGCGATGGCTGGCGCTGCCGCTGGCCCGGCTGCTTCGCGCCCGCCGACGAGGTGCACCACGTCGAGCCGGGCGTCGAGGCCGACGAGCTGCTCGTGTCGCTGTGCGCGCCGCACCATGCCGCGATCACCCAGCAGCAGGCAGCAGCCGCCCGCCGGGGCGGGCCGCCGTCACCGGCTGCGGTCGAGGCCGGGCCGGGCCCGGCCGCGCACGGTGAGCGGTCACCGGCTGCGGTCGGCGCGGCCGACGCAGCCGGTGACGGGAGGTGGGGGGTGACCCCCTCAGCGCTTCGCGCTGGGGCGCGGAACACCGTGGCGGCGCAACGCGCCGCAGGTTTTGACCTTTTCTGGTCACCGCAGGTGACCGGGAACGGCTACGCCCCAGGCCAGCGGCCTGGTGCGGCCCCGGCCCCGTCGCCTGCGGCGACCGGGCGCAGTCGGCGACCGGCCCGGCCCGCCGGGCGACCGTCGCAGCCGGTGACCTCGGGGGCCAGGGCCCCGAGCGCAGCCGGTGACCGCTCACCGCAGGTGACCGGGGCCGGTGGTCGCAGTGGGTGACGCGGTGGGGCTGCTGCTCTGGGGGCTGCTCTGGGGGCTGCTGCTGGCCGGGCTGCTGTGCGCGCTCGACGCCTACCTCGACAGCAAGCGGCGCGGGCGTGGCTAGCCCGCCCCCGGTGCCGGTGATCCTGGGGCACCTCCGCGACGCGGACGACCTGCGCGCCCAGGTCGAGCAGCTCAGCCAGGTCGGCCACCAGCTCGGCCAGGCCCTCGCCCCGGTGGCCGCCGCGTACCTGCGCGCAGCCGAGCAGCTCGGCCAGCAGCTCGCCGCCGTGGGCCGGGCGATGGGCGCCGGGCTGACGGCTGGCGGGTACGCGCAGGGCGTGCGCGCCGACCTCGGCGACCCGACCGGCGACCCGCCGCTGGCCGACCGTGGCTAGGCTATCGGCCGTGGAGCCACCCGCCCCGTCGATCACCTGCCCGCGCTGCGGCATGACCAGCCACCACCCCGACGACGTGCGGGAGGGGTACTGCGGCCACTGCCACGACTGGACCAGCCGCCCGGCCGTGCTCGTCTGCGCGGGGTGCGGCAGCCGGGCGTGCTTCGAGGGCGTGCTGATGTGCGAGCAGGCCCGGACAGCCGGGGTGCGGCGTGGGTAGGCGCGGCCCGGCCCCGGCCCCGACCCGGCTCAAGCTGCTCAAGGGGACCGAGCCGGGCCGGATCAATCTCGATGAGCCCAAGCCGCTGCCCGGCCGGTGCGAGCAGCCGCCCTACCTGTCGAAGCTGGCCGCCGAGGAGTGGGACCGGGTGGCCCCGCACCTTGAGCACATGGGGACGCTCACCGCGGCGGACGCCACCGTGCTGGCGGTCTACTGCGAGGCCGTGGCCCGGTGGCGCGGCCTGGCCGAGGTGGTGGCCAAGTCGCCGCCCCTCATCCAGCGCGACGGGGTGCTGAGCAAGAACCCGGCCTACTCCCAGATACGCGACGCGGCCATCGAGGTCCGCATCTTCGCCCGCGAGTTCGGGCTCACCCCCTCGGCGCGGGCCGGGATCCGCGTCGACCACTACGTGCACGGCGGACCCTCGCGCCTGCTCAGCGGGGGCTAGGATCGGCGACAACCCGAAGGGACGGAATCATGGCACTAGAGGCAAGCGTTCCCAGCACGCCGCGCAAGGGCTCATACCTCGCCGTTGTCGGGCTCACCGACCAGGAGGGCGGGGGCGACGTGCGGATCGAGGTCGAGGAATGCCCGACCTGCTACGCGGTGGTCGAGGGGTCCAAGCTGGAGTCCCACACCGGGCGGCATGACGCCGAGACCGGCGCAGCACCCAAGTTCTAGCCGCCATGGGACTGGACCAGCTCCGGGCCGCGATCGACGCGGGCCGCCAGGAGGTGCTCGCGCACCCGATCTACTCGGCGCTCGACACCGACGCCGCCGTGGTGATCTTCATGGAGCACCACGTCTGGGCGGTGTGGGATTTCATGTCGCTGCTGACCAGCCTCCAGCGGCAGCTCACGTGCACGACGGTCCCGTGGGTGCCGGTCGGGGCCCCGGCCACCCGCCGCCTGGTCAACGAGATCAAGCTGGCCGAGGAAGCCGACGAGGTGGCCGACAGCTACCTGTCGCACTTCGAGCTCTACCTCGCGGCGATGTACCAGGCCGACGCCGACTACCGGCCGGTCGAGCGGTTCCTCGCGCTGCTGCGCCGGGGCCGCCCGGTGCTCGGGGCGCTGTACGAGTCGGGCTGTCCGGGGGCCGCCGACTACTTCGTGGCCGCGACCTTCGACCTGATCGAGAATCGGCCGCTGCACGCGCAGGCCGCCGTGTTCGCGCTGACCCGCGAGGATCTGATCCCCGAGATGTTCGCTCTGGTGAAGGGGTCCGAGCGGCTGGCGCTGTTCCGCGCCTACCTCGACCGGCACATCGAGGTCGACGCCGGGCAGCACGGGCCGATGGCGCTGGCGATGCTGGCCGAGCTGTGCGGCGACAGCGAGGCCCGGTGGAAGGACTGCGAGGTGGCCGTGGCCGGTGCGCTGGCGGCCCGGCGCAGGCTGTGGGACGGCGTGGTGCACGCGATCGAGGCATAAACCGGCGCCGGGGGAGGCCCGGCAGCGGTGCCCCCCGCAGGCTGGCGTACTGGCGAAATCCCTCCCAGGCTGACCTGATGTGGTTGTACCTAGCCGGGGTCTGGGAGCCCCCAGGAGCCGCACAGAGCCGCCCAGCGGCAGATCGGCAATGGGCGCTCGGCCGGTCGCACTCCATAATCAGCGGGGCCCGGCGGGGAGGAACCACCCAAGGAACCGACCCGCCGGGCCTTGACTCCAGTTTAGAGCTGCCCAGCCGCGTAACGGACTGTGATGTAGACGACACGGCAATAGGCACTACTGGTGACCGCAAGCCGGTTGTAATGGGTGCAGGGCCAGCCACCAGGGCAGGCCCCAGCAGAGAGGAACCACCCACATGACCACCAGCCAGCCCACCCAGGCCCCCGAGACCACCGCCCCCGTTGGCGCGATCACCCCGGCCGACGCAGTGCGGGCCACGTGGAAGCAGCACGGCAACCCGACCGCAGCGTTCATCTTTTACGGGACCGCGGTCAAGACCGCCAGCGAGACCGGCGTGGCCGTGGCCAAGGTCGTGACCGACCCCCAGGGCATCACCCTGAAGGGCGCGAACGGCAGGGCGATCAAGGGCGGCCGGTTCGGGAACGCGACCAAGTTCTGGGCCGTGGTGCCCGCCGACGCCCCCCGGCAGGCCCCCAAGGCGACCGAGCCCAAGGCCAAGGCCGACCCGCTGGCCAAGGTCGAGATCGTGGCCCCCAAGGGCGGGGACAAGTTCGTGACCCCGATCAAGGGCGCAGTGGCCAAGGCCATCGCAGCGACCGGCGAGTCGATCCAGGCGATTGCCCGCAAGCACGGCCAGAACCCGTCACAGCTCCGCAGGCTGGCGGCCGATGGCGTGGCCAAGGTCGACCAGGTGCGGGCCGAGTCGATCGCCAAGGCGCTCGGGGTCAAGATGGCCGACCTGTTCGGTGCCCCCGAGGTCAAGGCCAGCAAGGCCGTCAAGACCCCGGCCGCCCCGAAGCCGACCACCGGCAAGGGCAGCAAGTCGAAGGCGACCAAGGCCGCCGAGAAGGTCGCAGCCGAGCAGGCCGAGCGCGAGGCCGCCGAGGCCGCCGAGGCGACCGCCGCCCAGGCCGCAGCCGAGGGCACGCAGGAGACCCCCGGCACCGACACCCCGGCCGCCGACCAGGCCGCCGAGTAAGACCGACCGCACAACCCCCCGGCCCCCGCCCGATTGGGCGGGGGCTGGTGCATGAGAGGAACCACCCGCCATGTTCACCAGCCCCGACCAGATCGCCACCCGGCCCTACGTGGCCGCCCCGCCCCCCACCCGCCTGGTGCGGCAGACCCCGACCGACGAGTGCCCGGTGCAGGCCGGGCCGGCATTCCACCCGACCCTGACCGGGCCGCGCCCGCACTGGACCCGCCCCGACCCCGCCCCGGCCGCCCGCCGCCGCCCGTGGTGGCGCAGGTGGTACGTGATCGTGCCCGCCGTGCTGATCGCCTGCACGGTGGCCCTCGGGGTGTGGGGAGCCATCGCCTACCCGGACGGCTACCACCCGGCCACCACCACCGCCGCAGCGCCCGCCCAGCCCAACCTGTGCGACAAGGCCGAGACCGTGCACAGCAGCTCGCCGAGCTAGGGCCGCCCGGCCCCCCAGGACAGCCCGCCCCCCGAGGGCGGGCGTTCCTGTCTCACCAGGACAAGCCAGCCACCACGGCTCTGTACGGCTCTGTGGGCCGCTGGCCCCGGCCCCCACCCAACCACCCATGCCACCCGGCCAGGGAGCCCCCACGACCCGCTGTGGAGCTGCCCGGAGGGCCGCCCGGCCCATGCCATGATTGGCCCCATGACCGGCCAGGATCGCCGCCGGTTCCCCCCGTGCCGGAAGGCGTTCGACGGCGCGACCTGCTGGCGGCGCGGAGAGCACCTCTGCCAGCCCCGCGCAGCCAAGGCGCGGGCATTCTTTTCTGAATTGCTGGTCCACACCAAAGGCGACTACGCCCGCCGCCCGTTTATCCCCGCCCCGTGGCAAGACGCCGAGATCATCACGCCGCTATTCGGCACCGTGCAATGGGAGCCGACGTGGAATCGCTATCTGCGCAGATACCGCGAGCTGTACCTTTCGACCGGCCGGAAGAATGGCAAGACCGAGATCATCGCGGGCATCAGCCTTTACCTGCTCGTCGGCGACGACGAGGAAGCCGCCGAGGTCTACGGCTTGGCGCTGGATAAGGACCAGGCCGGGCTCGCCTACGCCTGCGCGGCCCGCATGGTCGAGCTGTCCCCGGTGCTGTCCCGCCGCCTGCAAGTGGCCCGAGGTGCCCGGCGGATCGTGGACGAGACCACCGCGTCGTTTTTCGTGGTCGCTGCCGGGGACGCCATGGGGGCGCTGGGGCCGAGCCCGCACGGCGCGTACATCGATGAGCTGCTCGCCCAGCCCAACCGCGAGCTGTACGACGCGCTCCGGACCGGGTTCGGCACCCGCTCGCAGCCGCTGCTGATCCTCGCCACCACCGCCGACAACGACCCGGCCGGGTTCGCCGCCGCCGAGCGGACGTGGTCCGAGCGGGTGGTCGAAGACCCCGACCTCGACCGCGCCCGCCTGGTCGTGATCCACGCGGCGCCCAAAGAGGCCGACTGGACCGCCGAGCCGACGTGGCACCTGGCCAACCCCGGATTGGGGGATTACCTCGACCTGCGCATCCTGCGCGACGAGTGCACCAAGGCGCAGGCCAACCCGGCGGCCGAGCGGGCATTCCGCCAGTACCGGCTCAACCAGCAGAGCGCCCAGGCTGGCCGCGCCGTCGACCTGACGGTGTGGGACGCGGCCCCCGCGGTGCGCGGGCTGGCGGGCCGCACCTGCTACGCCGGGCTGGACCTGGCGTCGACCATCGACCTGGCCAGCTACGCGCTGGACTTCCCCGACGACGACGGCGGGCACGACGTGCTCTGGCGGGTGTTCACCCCCGAGTCGGCCGTGCCCGGCCTCGACCGGCGCACGGGCGGGCTGGCGTCGGTGTGGGCCGAGGCCGGGCTGATCACCACCACCGAGGGGAACGTGATCGACTACGACGCGATCAAGGAAGCGCTCAGGTCCGACGCCGAGCTGTACGACCTGCGCGAGATCGCGTTCGACAGGTGGGGCGCAACCCAGCTCAGCACCGAGCTGATCGATGAGGGGTTCCCGCTGATCCAGACCGGGCAGGGGTTCGCGTCGATGTCGGGGCCGACCAAGGAATTCCTGCGGCTGGTCGCGGCCGGGCGCTACCGGCACGGGGCCAACCCGGTGGCCCGCTGGCAGGCCGGGAACCTGATCACCCGCACCGACCCGGCGGGCAACATCAAGCCGGACAAGGCCAAGAGCCGCGACAAGATCGACTCCATGGTGGCCGCGATCATGGCCCTCGACCGCGCCATCCGACACGCCGCCCCCAAGGCCCCGGAGTACCAAGCAGCCGGATTCTGAGGCACGCTTAGGGCATGACCGAACTGGATGACCTGCGGCAGCAAGCCGCCCGCAAGCTCGACGCGCAGGCGTACCGCGCCCGGATGCTCCAGTCGTACTACGACAATGAGGCCGGGATCATCGCCCTGCTCGACAGCGAGGAGCGCCGGACCTTTAAGACGTTCCTGTCTGAGTGCGGCGCGGACTGGTGCCAGCTCGTCGTCAACGCCGTGGCCGAGCGGCTGCAAGTGGTCGGCTTCCGGTTCGGCGACCAGACCGCCAATGACGCGGTGTGGGAGCTGTGGCAGGCCAGCAGCATGGACGCCGACGCGGAGCTGGTGCAGACCGACGCGCTGACGATGGGCAGCTCGTTCGTGCTGGTGCAGCCCGACGAGGACAACCCGACCGGGGTGTCGATCACCCCCGAGAGCCCGCTCCAGGCGACGGTGCTCTACGAGCCCGGCAGCCGCAGGAAACGGGTGGCCGGGTACAAGCGCTACGGGGCGACCATGGATGAGTACCTGCTCACCGGGTACTCGGCGCTGTCGGCGACCTCGGGCGCGGTCGAGGTGCTGATCACCCCCGAGCAGATCGTGACGTGGCGGCCCGGCATCACCGCCCCCGAGGTCGAGGACAACCCGGCCGGCATCGTGGGGCTGGTCGAGCTGGTCCCGCAGCCGCGCACCCTCGGCCCGCCGCGCTCCGAGCTGGACCCCGCCCGGCAGGTGCAGGACCGGATCAATACGACGATTTTCAACCGGCTCGTGGCGACCGACTTCGGCGCGTTCCGCACCATTTACGCGACCGGGATCAAGATCGCCCGGCAGGTGGTCAAGAGCACGGACGGCAGCACCGCCACGGCGGTGGTCGCGCCGTTCCAGATCGGGGCCAACCGGCTGCTGACCAACGAGGACCCGGCGGGCAAGTTCGGCTCGATCCCCGAGTCGACCCTGGCGGGCTACCTCGCGTCGGTCGAGCAGGACGTGATCCACCTGGGGGCCGTCACCCAAACCCCCCCGCACTACCTGCTGACGCGGCAGATAAACCTCTCGGCCGACGCGATCAAGGCCAGCGAGGCCGGGCTCGTGGCCAAGGTGGGCCGCCGGGCGCGGCACCTCGGCGAGGGGTGGGAGGAAGTGGCGCGGATCGCGCTCCAGCTCACCGGCAACCCGGCCGCCACGAACACCGCCGCCGAGGTGGTGTGGGCCGACTTCGAGACGCGATCCGAGGGCCAGCGGGTCGACGCGCTCACCAAGATGGCCACGCTCGGCGTCCCGCAGCAAGTCCTCTGGCAGCGCTGGGGCGCGACCCCGCAGCAGATCACCGAGTGGCTGGCGATGCCCGACCGCGCCCCGTTCCCGCCGACCGGCCCGCCCCCGGCCCCGGCCCCGACCCCCGAGCCCGTGCCGGTGGATGATGGCGCTGCGTCCGGCTGATCACGGGTGCGCGCCGTGCGGCCGGGTGTTCGGCACCCTTGAGCAGTTCGACGCACACCAGCACTGGGCGGCAGACTGGTCCCGGCTGACGTGCGTTGTCCCGCCCGGACTAGTGCGCGACCACCGGGGCGTGTGGCAGACCCCCGCCGGGCTGGCCGACCGCGTGGCCAAGGCAGCCCGCGCCGCCCGGTTGCCCCGACGAGTTAGGAAGACGCCATGACCTCACCACCCGCGCCGCCGACACCGGCCCCGCCAGCCCCCGCACCCCCGGCCCCGGCCCCCGGCCCGCTGCCCGCGCCACCCCAGCCGCCGCCCGCGCCGCCGCCCGCGCCCAGCGCCGAGGATCTGGCCCGGCTACAGGCCACCCTCGACGCCGAGCGCCGCGACCGCAAGACGCTAGAGGCCGAGCTGGCCAAGGCCAGGCAGGGCCAGATGTCCGACGCCGAGAAGGCCATCGCCGCCGCCCGCGCCGAGGGCAAGGCCGACGCCGAGGCCGCCGCCGCCCTGCGGCTGGCCGCGGCCGAATTCCGGGCCGCCGCCAAGGACCGGATCGCCAACCCCGAGGCCGCCCTCGCGGTGCTCGACCTGTCCAAGCTGGTCGACGCCAAGACGCACGAGCCCGACACCAAGGCCATCGCCGCGCTGGTCGACCAGCTCGCCGCCATCCCGGCCCCGCCCCCGCCCCCCGGCCACGTCCCGCCCGGCCCCCGCCAGCCCGCCCCCGCGAACGGCGACACGGACTGGCTGCGCTCGGTCAAGAGGCGGTGAGCACCTGGACGGGGGAGGATGAGACCGAGGATGACGGGCCGGTGTGCCTGAACTGCCTGGTCCGCCCGCCCCGCCCCGGCTCGGTCTACTGCTCGCGGCTGTGCCGGGTGCTCGGGCGGCTGCGCCGGTTCGGGGTGCTGGTCGAGCTGGTGCTGGCCGAGCTGCCCGCGCCCGTGGGGCTGTAGCCACCCTGGCAGGCTCCATGCGAGAGGCCCAGCGGCCCCAGTGCCAGGGGTGGCACAATGCCACCCCCGAGCCCCCCAGGCCCTTACAGAGCCGTACAGAGCCGCGCCGCTAGGCGTAGGTGAAGCCGCCCCCGGCGACGACGTTCCCGGCGGGGTGCTGCACGGTCACGTCGACCACCCCGGCCGCGTGGGCGGGGGTCGTGACGTGGATGGCCGAATCGCTGGCCACGCTGAACGCCGTCCCCGCCGCCGCGCCGAACATGACGCCGGTCGCGCCCGTGAGGCCGATGCCGGTGATGGTCACGGCGGTCCCGCCCGCGACCGGGCCGGTGGCCGGGTCCACCTGGTCGACCTGGCGCGGGCCGATGGTCACGATCACGGACCCGCTGTCGCCGTTCGGCGCGGCCACGCTGACGCTGTAGTTGCCGTCTGCCGGGTAGCGCTGCGCCGGGTTCGGCCCCCGGACCTTGAAGCCGCCGCCGTCTCTGGCGGTATCGAACGACCACGCGAGCGCCGACTCGGCCCGGCCGGTGGTGAACTGCACCACCCGCCGGTCGAGCGGATCCAGCTTCGCGGTCACGGTGATGGTAGCCACGCCGCCAGGATAGACCCCGCCCGGCTGCTAGGGCATGGGGCCACGCAGGGCGTAGGCTGGCCGCGATGCCGTGGGGCGTGATGCCCCGCGACAGCCGGTAGCCGAATCCGGGTGCTTCACGAGGCGTGACGCCGAGGCCCGGCCGGGGTGCAGCGTGATGCGGCCCCGCCCGTGGTGGCGCGGAAAGCGGCGTGACCTATTCCTGTCACGCTGAGAGGCACCGCCGCCATGGCACCACCGCTCGATTTCAGCGGGGTCATCCCGCCGGAATTCTCAACCCAGATCATCGAGGAAGCGCTCCAGGCGTCGTCTGCGCTCCAGCTCGCGCAGCTCATGCCGATGGGCACCAGCATCGACACGCTGCCGATCCCGCAGACGCTGCCGACCGCATCGTGGGTCACCGCCGCGGGCGGGCGCAAGGGCTGGTCCGACCTCGCGCTGACCACCAAGTCGCTGCACGCCGAGGAAGTCGCCGCCGTCACCGCGATCCCCGACCAGTATCTCGAAGACAGCAGCATCAATCTGTGGGGCTGGGTCCGCCCCCGGCTCGCGGAAGCTATCGCGGTCGCGCTCGACGCGGCGGTCTTCTGGGGTCTGAATACCCCGGCGACCTTCCCCGCTGGCGGGGTCAACGCGGTAGCCGCCGCCACCGCCGCGGGCACCGATGCCGTCGACACGGTAAACCAGGCGATGGGAGCGGTCGAAAGCCAGGGCCTCAACATCGACGGGCACGCGGCCGACCTCGTAGTCCGGTCGGTGCTGCGCGGCGTCCGCGCCAACACGGGCGAGCTGCTGCTCGGCACCCAGCAGGCCGGGGACGTGACGCAGCCGACGCTCTACGGCGTGCCGATCGCGTACAGCTCGTTCGGCCAGATCGGCGGGACCAACGCCGACTTTTTCACGGGCGACTGGAACAACCTGATCATCGGGGTGCGGCAGGACATCCGCTACGCCATGGATCCGAGCGCCGTCATCGCCGACTCGGCGGGCAAGGTGCTGATCTCGGGATTCCAGGACAACCAGACGCCGCTCAAGGTCTGGGCGCGGTTCGGCTGCGTGATCATCAAGCCGGTGACCAGGCGCGTCCCCGCCGGGGCCAACCCGTTCGCCAAGGCCGCGCTCAAGCTCAAGGTCACCCCGACCGAGACCGTGGACGAGGGCGAGCCCGCGACCGCCAGCACCAGCACGAGCAAGAGCACCAAGTAGCCGCATGACCGTTCCGCAGCCGCCGCCGTGGGAATCGTGGGCCCCGCCCCTGGACCCGCCCACGGCTGGCGGCCTGCCGTACGACCAGGGACAGGACATCGCCGACGCGGTATGGGCCGACGACCCGCACCTCGCCGCCGCGCTGATGTGGGAGAGCTACGCCGCCATGCTGCCCCCGAGCCCGGCCGTGTCGTCGGTGTCGACGGGGGCTCAGTCGGTGGCGTACAGCCCGGCGGCGCCGGTCGGCGAGTACGGGCTGGCGCTGTCCCGAGCCGCGTGGCACCGCTCGCTCGCCAGCGGGCTGGTGTCGGTCCCGCTGGAGGTCGCGCCCCCGCCGATCCAGCCCGCGATGACCGGGCAACTCGAGCTGCCCGTGGACTGGTGGCAGCGCAACCTTGAGGACCCGCCGTGACGCTGCTGCTGGCTCCCGATCAGGTCGAGCTCTACCCGCCGTCCGGTTCGGACGCGCACGGCTGGGCGCTGCCCGGCACCGCGCCGGTCTGGTCGGGCACGGGGAACCTCCAGCTCACCCCCGGCAGCTCGGACCCGCAGGCCGCCGACCGTGGCGGCGCGGGACCGTTCGGCCCGGCCGCAGTGCAGGACGGCACGGTGTACCTGCCCGCCGAGGCACCCGTGACCGAGGGGTGCGGCGCGCTGATCCGGGGCCGCATGTTCGCGCTGTCCCACGTGCGGCTGATCCCCGACCCGACCTATCCGGCCGGGGGGCTCACCTGCTGGGCGGCAGCGGCCTACGACACGGGCGGGTGGCCGGGCGATGGCTAGCTCGCAATTCCGGGTGACCGACGCGACCGCCCCCCGCCGGGCGGTGTCGCACGATATCCACGAGCTGGCCGAGCACCTCAAGGCCGACGCAGCGGCCCGCACCCCGATCGTCAGCGGCCGGATGGCCGGGGCGTGGCAGGTCGAGGACGGCCAGGAGCCCGGCACCTCGATCGTGACCAACCCGACGCCGTATGCCCGGTTCGTGGAATACGGCACCCGCTACATGGCGGCCGAGGCCCCCCTCGGGAAGGCCATCGCCCGAGCCCGCGGCGGCGGCTGATGGCCGCCCCGGTGATCGTGCAGCCTGACGCCGAGGCGTGGGTGTGGGACGCGATCAAGGATCTGGCCGGGGTGACCTCGTTCGCGTACGCCGCCACCCAGATATGGCCGGGCTGGGTGATGGCGCACAGCGTGCAGGTCGACGCCCGCGCCAAGCGCAAGACCGCCGCCCGCGACCAGGCCGAGATCGTGCGGCAGCGGATATGCGCGCTGCCCGATGTGCCGTGGGCCGAGGGGACCGTCTGCTACGCGCAGCCGGTCGAGGGCCCGTTCTGGCAGCCCGACCCGGACGGCGGCCCCCGCTACTGCGCCCGGTACGAGATCCGGGTGCACCCCCGCCGCGACAGCGGCACCATCCCCCCGGCCGCCCGTGCGGCCCATCCCGC